AATGATAAGAAGTTTAGGCGCGACACCCAAGCCATGACCAACCGTGGCAGTGGTGCCAGTACCCGTATAGGTCACCACGCTGAACCCAGAAGTCGTGCTGGCACTGACAGTACTGGTGATGCTGCCTGCGGTATTGGTTACTGCGGGAGTGCCGTTTGCTTTCCACTGCCAGCCGACGATGGCCTCGCCGTTCGTATAGTTCGCAGACCCTAAAGAGAAGCCGTTTGAATTGAACGAAGTCAGGTAGTTGGCGTTAGTGGCTTCTGCATTGGTAAGGTTGGGATACACATAAACAGAAGAACCACGTACGCTATCGTTGATCGTGTGGTTAGACACAACGCTACGATCTTTTAGCCAAATCATGTCTGGCTGCATTGAACCACTGTTTGTTACTGTTTGCACTCCGCCGTTTGCTGTAAACGTTGTCACATCAAACCACGCATTCCCCTTCTTAATCACCGGCTCCGGCAGGTTCTGCGTGTTCAGCGCCTTGAAGCCGGTGGGCGGGGTGTAGGAGAAGGGGCGCTGGCCGAAGTTGACATCAAAAGCAACCGAGCCAGTACCCTCATCCGAAAAAGCGAAGACGTAATCTGCGGCGGGTATAGATGAATACGCCACGCCCTGCGAGACGTTATCTCGGTAGAACGTTAGCGATCCCGCATCCGCGTCAAAGGCAATGCCAATTGTGTGGGATGTCGTGTAAGAACTTCCATAAGACCCCGCTGTGCCAGCGTTGTATTTATTTCCGTTAGTACTGTAGTAGCCGTAAGAGCCGGAAGTTCCACCGACGTAGCTTGTCGGCGCTTCTGCTGAGTTGCGGATGCCGACAAACGCTCCGATAGCCAGCGAAGAAAATTTAACCTCGCAATACCATTTGCCGGACGGCATTGCCATTGACGCCGAGGTAAGCGAGAAGGCCGATGATGCGGTTGTGGCAGTTAAGTTGCCATTGGTGATAGTGCTTGGGACGGCTGGCCCAGACAGCGGATTCAGAACCGCGTAGTTCCCCCGCCCATTCCCGCCATCGCCCCAGATCGTGGGCACATCCAGCATGGAGTCGTAGGTCGAGCCAGCAGTCACGCTGATGTTGTTGGGCGTCCAGTTGTTGCCATTGCCCGAGTAGTCCCTACCGATGGTCGTAGCAGTGGCGGCAGACGGGTCGGAGAAGTTCAGGAAAAAGCCGTTCGTGCCGTAGGTGCCCGTGTATTTCTTGGGCTTCCACACGCCGGTGATGGCATCGGTTTCACCGAAGCTGCTGGGCGTGAGGGCTTGACCGTCGATGAAGTTGATCTCGGTGAGGTAGCCGTCGAGATGGTACGGAGACGATGAGAATCGAGCGCCGATCTGATGCGCGTTCGCGCTGTTCAGCATCGTGTCTTGGTTTTGCGTATACGCCGTGAAAGTCAACGCTTGCTGAACCCCGTTGACGTAAATTTTCACGCCATTGGAGTTGGTCGCCTGAGTCGTGTCGACAGCAATAACAACGTGATACCACGCAGACGGATCGCGGAAAACTGCATTGGTTGAGCAAGTAATTCTTGCTGAAGATTGAAAGTCTGTGAAATATAGTTTGTCGTCACTACCAGCAAAGCTAAGGTCTGTTTGGTTTGTGTTTGTAATGAAAGCCGCAAACAGGTTTGCATCTACTGCAAGTCGTCCACGCTTACCCCAGCCACTCCAAGTCCAAGTTTTACGGTTGCTCGCGCTCCCCGGTGTCCGATTGAAGAACGCAGTCGCACTCGAGCGAAACCGCACCGAGCGGCTGATGTTGTAGCCCTCGGGCCCAAGCAGCAGCGGGTTGCCGATCATGGCGCTCACTTGGTATCCCCAATCAGGCGAGCGGTGATGCGGGTAGAACTTTCCACAAAGTACGCAAGTACATCAACCGCCGAGGCGGTGGTGGTCAGCGTCGGGGCCGTACCAGCAGGGAACTTGAAATAGCTGCCATAAGCCAGCGTGCGCGAGCCGGTGCCGTCCTGGGTGATGACGATCACGCCATGCTGGCCTGCCGTCAGGTTCGACGGGTTTGCCAGCGTGCGGTTGCCGCCCAGGGTCACGCTGAAGTTGTTGGCAACAGCAAAGTCGGGGGTAATGGTCGACCCGTCAGTCAGAGCAGAAACAGATCCGCGCTGGGCTGCGGTAAAAGACTGGGCGACATCGGTCTTGGCGGTATCGGCATCGTAAGCCTGGACATCGGTGCCGATAACGAGCCCGAGGTTAGTGCGGGCGCCAGAAGCCGTGCCTGCACCCGTGCCACCTTTGGTCAGCTTCAGATAAGGGCCGGCGTCAAACAGCGCGTCGATGGTATCGAGGTCGGTGTTGATCTTGGTGCCCCAGGTATCCGTGGAGGCACCGACCTCGGGCTTGGTCAGCAGCAGGTTAGTGGTAGTTGTATCGGCCATTTATCACCTCATGCAGCAATCTGCCACGTTTCAGAGTTTTCGGAAATAGGGGTCCAAGTTTCTGCGGTGTCGTCTTGTGCGACCCAACTTGTTGATTCGCCAGAAACCGCAGTCCAGACCTCGCTCGTGTCCGGGATGCTCGTCCATGTTTCTGCCGTGTCAGATTCTGGCACCCATTTTAGAACACCATTGATGTTCATGCCAGAACTAGATGCGATCAATATCGCGCCAGGCTGGACTCGAACGCCATTAATGGAAACTTCCGACTCGGCGTTAATCGTCACCGCCTGGTTGACGATAACGCTGGTGCTCACCGTCATGTCCGCCCAGGCGTCAATCAGGATGCTAACCAGCGGCACCCGGACCGCCGAGACCGACATCGCACTAGCATCATTTGCCGCAAACGATGCCACCGCATACCGCACCGCGGCAAAGCTGACCGACGACGCCCCGGCAACGGAGAAAGCGCCTACTGCGTAGCGCAAGGCGCTAAGAGAAACCGCCGACTGAGCGGTAATCTGAGCCGACGCAGCCTTGACGACGTTAGCCGCGGCCGCCATCGAAGACGAGGCCGAGACGCTAAACGAGGCGCTGCGAACAGCGGTCGCGGAAACTGCCGAGGTGGAGCTGGCCGCAATAGAGACGACGCCAATGGCGTAACGCACCGACGAGATAGTCGCCGATGAGACAGCCGCAATCGTCAGGCTTGGCTCAAACGAGCCTCGAGAATAGTTGCCTACGCCGTAAGAGCCATAGCCGTAGCCGACCCGAGGGTCAGAATACTGGCCTACGCCATACGACCCTACGCCATAGGCAGCCATGATCAGGTCAAAGTCACGTCCAGATCGCCGGCCGGAATGCGCAGAACGTCGCCGTCGTTAATCGTGCGTGCGGTAGACAGCGCAGCCCAGGCCAACATATTGCCGCCGGTGGAGGCGTCAAAAATTGCAGCCCAGCCAATGGTGCCCCAGTTACCGCCAGAAGCAGCATCGAATTCAATCGCGGCCGAGTTCGTGGCATTGGTGGGCGACGTGCCCGACACGGTAATCGTGCCGGTTGCCTTGCGGGCATAACCGTTGCCAGACACCTCAGTGCCGCCGCCCGTGTCGGACGGGGCTGCGGTGAAGAGGCCGATATACCACGCCGTGGGGCGGGTGGCGCTGTTGGTGGTGAGAAGCCAGTTAAGAACCAGGTTCTCGGTGTAGTCGGTAAACGATGACATTTAAAACACTCCTTATCCGAAAGTCCTGGCCCGCATCATCACGGCACCGCCAGAGGTAGCGCCGCGGTCGTCGGCGATCTGCAGCTCCTCAAGGCCTCGAGTGTAAATCGCGGCCCACACTGGGATTCTGGCATCATCCTTCAAATACGGCGCGGCTTGCATCAGCGATCCATAAAGATAGACGTCCGGCGCCTGCGAAAGCAGCCAGTTCGACGCGACAGAATTAGACAGCTTAGTCAGTTTCGCGTAATAAATCAGCTCTGCGGTATAGGTGTTGTCCGGAACCGGCAACACGCGGATCTGACCGCCAACAATGCCGAAATACTGGGGTTTACCCGGAGAAATATACGTTGTAGATTTAAGGCTGTCCAGAGCGTCGATAGACTCAAACGTGAGAGCCGTTACCGGGTTCGTGTTCAGCTTGATCGATTTGGTCTCCAGAAAGTCAGCCGGCACAGCGCTGTATTCCGTATCAATCGACGCGGTAGCGCGCACGATCATCTGACGGGTGCGCAGCGTGCGCTCGATCTGAGCCTCGGCCAGAGCGATGAAGTCCGGGACAACGCTGGTCAGGTCGGTGCGGTTTAGCCAGTCGGCAACCGACGCCTTCAGCTCGGTGTATGTCGTCAGTGCCATTAGGTTCCCTTCGCTTTTTCCAGATCCTTGATCGCCCAGGTGTGATCGTGCTTGAACTCGAACATTCCGATATGTCCGATTTCCTTCGACACATCGTGGTCAATCCAGATTTTAAAGCCAGCTTCGCGTGCCTTCTTACAAAAAAACACATCCTCGCCGATGTAGCCACGCTTGTCGCTACGCCAAGGCGTCTCGTACCACGGTTCACTTAACGCTTTAAACACGCCAGCCTTGATGAGCATTACGCCCATCCCAACAGAGCCCACTTCCTGCAGGCCGGTGCTCTCGGGCATCGACCAGACCAGCTCGCGGTCGCCGTTTTCCTTATAGACCTGAGCTGTCGGCCCGGTAGGCATACGGCGCCTGGCGCAGTTAGTCGCCACAATATCCACGTCATGCGCCAGCAGGCGCGAGATCATGTCCTGCGGGAACCGCATATCCGAGTCAATAAACAGCAGGTGCGAGCAGCCTTCGCGCATCGCATCAAGCGACAACTCGGCGCGCTGGTTTGCGATCAGAGTGCCTTCAGATATCTTCAGCGAGATCGCGTCGTTCGTGTTTAACGTGTGGTAACACACGAGGTTAACAAGATCGTAGGTAAACATGGTATGAACCATGTCACGCGCAGGGGTGCAGACAGCGATGTAGTTCGTCTTCATACCTGCCCCGGACGCACACGGAAATGACGATTTTCTGGATCGTTTAGCCAGCGCTTCATGTACGCCTCGTCGTCCAGCTTGCCCTCTGCCTTCATTTGGTAGTAAAGACTCAGCGGAATCGACGCCACCTTGGACCACTCGCCCCAGCGTGCGCGCTCATCCACTAGATTAAATTCTTGCTTGTTCTCTTCAATGATCGCAGACACATCTTGCTGCGTCTGAATGGTGGCCTCGTCTTTTTCTTCGTCGTAGTGCCACGTCCGGGTGATCCCCAGGTCTTTATTTACGTCAAACAGTTTTGAATTTGTCATTTTTTGGCTAAAAGTTAAAAAAAGGGGACCAGGTTTCCCTGATCCCCCTCACTCCGATTAGGAGGTCACCAGGTCAGCGGCCAGGCCGTGGGCGTTCTCAGCCAGAACCTTCAGGCCCCACTCGACGATCAGCAGACGCTTTTCGGCGTCGCCGGTCTTGGCGAGTTCAACCTGCTGGTACGGGCGCAGCACAACCATCTTGGCGTAATCCGGGTCCAGAACCCAAGCATCACGCTCGCGCTGGAAGCGGTTAGGCACCACGTTCACGTTGCCGAAGTCCGACACATAGATGTCAGCGGCACCGATGATGGTGGCAGGACGCGCACCGCCTTCGACGTTGAAACGCGACGAAGCGACCCTCTCTCCAGATCGGAAGAG